AGCCCTTTGTTCTTAACAAAGGGCTTTTTATTTTATATACTATTTATATTAGTAACTTAGGAGGCCCTCATGGGTAAAAGAAGAAAGAGACTAACAATGGCCAAATACGCCAAAAAGTATGCTGCTATTAGAGCAAGGATGGGCCAACAGGAGGCCACAACTGATGAGCCGACCACACCACAGACAAAGACGGAAAAAGTACTCCAAGCGGTGGCTGAGACTGTACCTGTGGTCGCTGAAATCAAACAAGCAACTACTAAGCAAGCTATTAAAGAAGTTTCTGTAGAGCCTATAAAAGCAGAGAAAGAACAACCACAGCCGCCTGAAGTTGTTGAAGATATTGCTTTAGAAACAATTAAAACTGCAAAAGTAGAAAAAACAGTTAGCAAAAAGACTGCCACCAGAAAACGTAATCCTTCCAACCGAGTAAAGTCTGGTACCAGAGTTGCAAAATCAAAGCAAACCAAAGCAAAAGGCTAATTAGCATCTAGTCAACTAATTATAATGATAGGAGGCTATATGCATGTCAGCACCAACTTTAACACCCCGCCAGCAGACTTCAGTCGTTGTTTTGCCAGCAACAGGCACACTAGGAACGGGCACTGATGGTGCTGGTGCTTTAACTCATTACCCTTTTGGTGTTTATGTCGATACAGAGTCTGATTTGTTTGACAGAAATTTTGTCACTGGCGCATCAGACCAAGTAGCATATACTTTTAAAAAGCTTGGTGGAGATATTCTAGATATTGAGCTAACTGTAGGCAATATATACTCTGCTTATGAAGAAGCAACTTTAGAGTATTCATATATTGTTAACGTACACCAATCTAAAAATATACTTCATAGTTCACTAGGCGCAACAACTGGCACGTTTGATTCAGATGGACAAAGAACTGATTCTTTAAGCGGCTCAAACGTCGAACTTAAATACCCTAAATTCAAGTTTACATATGCCAGAAAGGCAATGGAGAACACAATCAGTGAAACGGGCTTAGGGGGCACTTTACCGGTATACTCAGCGTCTGTCAACTTAACGTCTTCCGTTCAAGATTATGATTTGCAAACAATTGTGTCATCGTCGGGAATAGATGCAGCTTCTTTGTTTTATAATCAAGTTAATGATAAGAAGATTGTTGTAAGAAGAGTTTACTACAAGACACCGCATGCAATGTGGAGATTTTATGGTTATTATGGTGGCTTGAATGCAGTTGGCAACCTTTCTACATATGGCATGTATGCTGATGATTCAACATACGAAGTCATTCCACCATATCAAAACAAAATGCAGGCCATGGCATATGAAGATGCAATATATACTAGAAACTCTCACTATTCATATGAGATAAGAAATAACAAATTGCGCATATATCCTATGCCAACTGGCGTTTCACCAAGAAAGCTTTATTTTGATTTCAGTGTAGAAACTGACATTTGGGAAGATCAAGCAGATAGAAAATCTGGTGTTAATGGTGTTAATAATATGAGCACACTGCCTTTGGCTAACGTGCCTTTCGCTAATATCAACTCTGTTGGCAAGCAGTGGATCCGTCGATTCGCGTTATCTTTAGCTAAAGAAACGTTGGGCCAAGTTCGTTCAAAGTTCGGGGCGATACCTATCCCAGGTCAAAATGTTAATTTGAATGGCGATAAATTAATTTCTCAAGCCAGAGAAGAACAAAAAGGTCTACGTGATGAATTGCAAAAAGTCCTAGATGAGCTAACTTATCAAAAAATTACAGAGATACAAAAAACTATATCTAAGAACTCTCTTGAGACAGCTCAGGTGGTGCCTTATTTCATATATGTAGGTTGATATTAAATGGCAGATGAAGAAAACAAATGGACACAACCAACGAATCCTCCTCCACCGTTATTCTTAGGTGAGAAAGAGCGCGATTTAGTAAAGCAAGTCAATGATGAACTTATTGAGAGAGTTATTGGGCAGACTGTGGCTTATTATGCGATTGATTTAGAGCACACTAACTATCATCCATTGTACAACGAGGCTGTTAAAAAGACATTTTTGCCGCCTATTAGAGTACATGCTTTAGTTGAGTTTGCAGGCGAGCAGACGTCGACCAACAAATATGGTGTAGATAAGACAATAAAGATAACAGTTCATTTTCATAAGCGAAGATTGACAGAGGATCAAAATTTGTTTGTTCGCGAAGGTGATTTTGTGTCATATGGCGAAAATTTTTATGAGATTGTTACTTTAAAAGAGCCAAAAGAGCTTTTTGGTCAAGTCGATCGTAGAATAGAGGTCGTAGCAGAGTGCATTAAGTCGCGGGAGGGCTTCTTCAATGGCGAATGAAAAAGAAACAAATGAAGATGTACAGCGTGATGTACCATTTTACAAATCTGACTTAGAAGACATAGATTTTGCAATTTATAATTTTTTAAATGACACTATGGCTGTGAACGTGAAGACCAATAAGGGTTTTAAAAAAGTTCCTATTATATGGTCAGGATCTGAACGCTCACAAAACATAAAAACTAGCAACATTGAGAGAGACAGCACTGGTCAGGTTGTTTTGCCTGTGATATCAGTTGAGCGCACAGGCATGAAAAAAGATCCGTCCAAAAATTTAATTCCTGCGTCAGTGGTTGACCCAGTTGGTGATTTGAAAGGTGGGTTTCTAAGAGTCAATAAGGTAATTCAACAAGATAAAACAAGAAATTTTCTTAATGCTGATTCTTACAGAAGAAAAAAAGATGAAAACTACCCTTTGAAGAGGTTTGAGAAGAATGATAAGATTGTTTATGAAACAATTACGATTCCAATACCAGTATATGTTGATGTGTCTTACGATGTTATCATGAGGGCTGAATATCAAGAACAAATGAACGATATGTTAACTCCCTATATAAGAATAACAAATGGCCATCATAGAGTGATTATAAATCATAATGAAAACAGATATGAGGCATTTATTGATGGTAGCTACGCAATTGGTAATAATATATCAAACTATACAAACGTTGAGCGTAAGTATGAAACAACTTTAAAAATTAACGTTGCTGGGTATCTAATAGGCGATACTATCAACCAAGAGCAGCCAAGAGTCGTTCGTAGAGAAAATGCTGTGCAGATCAGATTTGCCAATGAAAGAATCATAATACAGGACGATGACGGCGAATTTAGATTTTAAAGGGTTTTGTGTGCAACTGAGACTATTTATTAGAGAAAAAGTTCACCAAAATTTTGAACTACCCTAATTAAGGAGCGTTTTAACATGGCAGTTGATAAGTTTAAGTTTGTTTCACCAGGAGTTTTCATCGATGAAGTTGATGAATCCGCCATCCCAGAATTGCCTGAGAGAATGGGGCCTCTCATTATTGGCCGGTTTCAGAAAGGACCAGCCCATCGACCGGTTCAGGTCAACTCTTTCAAAGAGTTTGTAGCTACATTTGGCAACCCATCAGATGGTAACGCATCAGGCGACATATTTCGCTCAGGTGTTCAAAAAGCTCCAACTTATGCAGCATATGCAGCTCAAGCTTGGTTGCGCAATAACTCACCTTGTACAGTTTACAGAGTTTTAGGGCAGCAACATCGCGATGCGGATGCAACAACTGGCGTCGCCGGCTGGACAACAGCAAATACACCTGACGACGACATCTTAATCGCAGGCGGCGCATATGGCATGTTCCTCATTCCATCTCACTCCGCGGGCCAGCCGGTCACAGGAACTCTGGCTGCTGTTTGGTATGTTGAAGACGGAGGTATTGTCTTATCAGGTGTCCATCGAACAGGCAGCTCTCACACCACCGACGTTGTTGCGAACAATGATGGTAGTTCATTTGACGCTGCCGGAAGCTTTGTTAAATCAACTAATGGTGATTTTACAGCTAAGCTAATCAGAGGCGACGGCAGCGTCGCTCAAGGCGTAGCTGGAACGGGTATTACAGATGAGACAATTACGTTTAACTTTAATAGAGATAGTAAGAACTTTATTAGAAAAGCGTTTAATACAGACCCAACACGAACGAATAGTGCCATCACATATACTGCTGGTGGAACATATTCAACAAAAAATTATTGGCTAGGCGAGACTTTCGAGTCAGCAACTCCAGCTGGCGGCGACTCGCAGCTATCTAGCGGCTCAACAAAAACAAGTGCCGGCGACGCATTATTTGGCGTTATAGTGCAGCTTACAAATGGCGACACTGCTGGCATTAAATGGCACAATCATCAGCAAAATGCACGTGCCGCATCAACTGGCTGGTTTATTTCTCAAGACAGAAGAGGCTCAACAACAGCTGGCTTTGATCCTGTGGTGCACACAGAAAAATTGTTTAAGATTCACGCTCTAGGCGGCGCTCAAGCTGGAGATGGAACTGATCCAGGCACTGGCGAGGCAGGAAACAGAGATATCAAAATTTCTCTTACCGACATTAAAGTATCACCTAATAATTTTAATGATTATGCTACATTTAGTGTGTTGGTTAGAGATGCTAAAGACACAGACAATAATCCGATTATTTTGGAGAGATTTTCAAGTGTTAATCTTAACCCAGCTTCTGTTAACTACATTGCAAGAGTTATTGGTGATAGAAAATATCGTTATGACGCAACTAGTAAAACAATTGACTTTCTTGGAACATACCCTAACAACTCTAAACTAATCAGAGTTGAGGTTAGTCCGATTGTTGACGCAGCCGGCGCTAGAGAATTAGTACCATTTGGAGTTTTTGGTCCACACGTACCAAGAGATCTTAATTTTGGCACTGGATCAACCGACACTGATCTTGATACAGGCGCTGATCCACACATTTGGATCCAAGGATCTGGCTCTCTTCCATCTGGCTCCCTTATGCCTGGCCATGGTGCCGATGTACCAGGCGGCATCGGTGGCGCGGCTTCAATATTCCATACAGGCTCCAACCCTCTCGGCACCGACCACATGCCACTAAGACTTACATTCCCAAGAACTAGAGTTAGGGTTTCTTCTTCTGAAGGTTCCTTGGTTGTTTCTAGTAGAGCATTCTTTGGATATCAATCAAATATCCCTGGCAGCAAGCGCTATGAGCCTACAAACATTGACTTGCATAGAGGCAAGCCTCTTAACCTAGATCCACAAGTTTCAAGCTCACAAACACAGCTTTCTTGGGTGTTTACACTCGATGATGTGTTGCCAGCTCACAATGTTGAGGGGCATGCTATATACATCTCGGGATCCCGAGCAGCTAATACTTCTTATACCGCAATTAGTGGTACAGTTTCAGGCGCACTTGATCAAGGATACAATAAGTTTACGTCTCCAATGTTTGGTGGCTTTGACGGATTTAATATCAAAGAAGCAGAGCCACTCAGAAACAGCCTAATAAATGCTGGCACAACATCTGAAACAAACAGCTACGTGTTTAACAGCATCAAGAAGGCGATTGACGTCACGACTGACCCCGAGTATGTAGAGTTTGACTTAGCTACCATTCCTGGTTGCACAAACGACTCTCTTAACACACAACTAATTTCATCGTGTGAAGAAAGAGCTGATGCTTTGGCTATTGTTGACCTTAGAAATAATTATCAGCCGCCTCATGAGCACAATGATGAGCCTAATGCTACGACTAGGCTTGGCCAAGTTGATGGTGGCTCCGGTGTGGTTGACACTCTTAAGAGCTTAAATGTAAATTCTAGTTATGGCTGCACTTTCTACCCATTCGTTCAGATTAGAGACACCATTAACGACTCTGTTCTGTACGTGCCGCCGTCTGTCGTTGCCCTTGGAACAATGTCTTCCTCGCAGCGCAGATCTGCAGTATGGTTTGCACCAGCAGGCTTTACTAGAGGCGGCTTAAGCGAAGGATCAGCCGGCTTACCAGTGATTGGTGTTCGTGAGCGCTTAACATCTGAAAAGCGTGATAAGCTCTACGAGGCTAACATTAACCCAATTGCATCATTCCCAGCAGAGGGTATCGTGGTGTTTGGCCAAAAGACCTTGCAGCTTACACCATCTGCCCTGGATAGAATCAACGTTAGAAGACTTCTTATCTTTGTTAAGAAAGAAATCTCTAGAATTGCATCTACACTTCTCTTTGAGCAAAATGTCCAAAATACTTGGAACAGATTCAAGGGAAGAGTGGAGCCATTCTTAAGCGGTGTTCAGGCAGGCTTGGGTCTTACAGACTTCCGTGTTGTTCTTGACGATACAACAACAACACCTGATTTGGTTGATAGAAATGTTTTATACGCTAAGATTTTCTTAAGACCAGCAAGATCAATTGAATTTATCGCTCTTGACTTTATCGTCAGCAAAAGCGGTGCTTCTTTTGATGATTAATATTTAAAAAACTACTTATAAGAGAATTAGGAGAAAATAAAACATGGCTTTTTTTAACCAAAGTACATTCCAGCCCAAGCGTCAGTTTAGATTTTTAATTAACTTTTCACAGATTGCTGATATTGATTTTATGTGCACAAAAGCGGCTAAGCCTACATATAATTTAGGTGATGGTGTTAGTCATAAAGTTTTAAATCACACGTTTAAGTTCCCTGGCACTGTAACTTGGACAGATATCGAAGTGGGCTTTATTGACGCTATCGAGCCGAATGTTGGATCCAAATTCTATAATATGCTTGTAAATGCTGGCTATGTCGCACCCGAGCGCTCTGAAAACCTACTTCAAGGCATTACAAAAGCATCTTCCGTTGGAAGCCTCGGCACAGTTAAGATTTTGCAATTAGACGGTGGTACCATTGCTACGCCTGCTGATCCAGGAGCTGCTCAAGGCGCAGCTGGTCCTGTGAACATAATCGAAGAATGGACACTCACAAACGCATATCTTAAGCAAGTTAGTTTTGGTAATAACTTAGCTTACGCTGAGCAAGGAATCGTTAATATTGGTGCAACTATCGTATACGATTGGGCTCAATACAACGGAACACCACAAATATATGCAGGATCTGCTGCTATTACCTAATAAGAGGTTAAAATGAGAAACAATCAGCGTCGTGTGCACCACGCGCCGAATCGCCCTACCCCGAAAGCTAAAAGGGCTAGCTCGCGTTCAATTCTTCATTATGAAGTTCCAACAGAATTTGTTGATTTGCCGTCACGCGGTATTTTTTATGATGAGAACCATCCATTCCATCAAAAAGAGTCAATTGAAATACGCATGATGACTGCAAAAGAAGAAGACATACTATCTTCTCAGTCTTTAATAACAAAAGGTATTGCACTTGATCGTTTTTTTGAAAGTATAATAGTTGAAGATGTCGACACAAAGACACTTCTAAATGGTGATCGCTCTGCAATAATGATAGCAGCTAGAATATCTGGATATGGCTTTGCTTACGAAGCAAACATAACTTGTCCAAATTGTGGCAACAAAAGCAAAATGGTTTTTAATTTGCAGGATAAAACAGTTAATGATGCATTCTCTGACAAACAGTATATGTCCGATAATAATATTGTTATTAATTCTGAGGGCTTAATTGAGCTTGATTTACCAATTAGTAAATTTGTAGTTTTTTTAAAAATGCTGAACAGCTATGATCAAGAGGAGTATCTATCTATTCTTGCAGACGATACTGACACAACTATTACCACGTCACTCAATTCAATAATTCACAGAATTAACGATTGTGAAGACAGAGAACAAATCGCAACTGCCTTGCAAAACTTACCAGCTAAAGATTCCAAATATATTCGTGATATATTTTCCAGCTTAACACCAAAAGTAGAGCTAAAAAGAGATTTTGCATGCGGAAATTGCTTTCATAAACAGTCTATGGAGGTGCCGCTTTCTGCGGCGTTTTTTTGGCCTAAGTGAAGAGTATTTAGAGTCTGTTTATAACGAGATATTTTCACTGCAGTATTATGGCATCTTCAGCTTCTCAGAGGCGTATTGTCTTCCAGTTGGTCTTCGCCAGTGGTATTTAAGCAGGCTCAAGCAGCAGTTTGAAAAAGAATCTGAGGCCATGAGAAGATAGGGCTTAATTTATATTTTTTTTAAATACTATTTATTAAGTCCCGAGGGTAAACTTTATGGATGAAGATGAAGAGACAACATTAGAAGAGAAATTTGAAAGGGCTCAAGAAGTCATTCGAAAGCTAAGCGAGGCCAAAGAAGCGCTAAACGATGAGCAGCGTACACAGCTAAACTTAGCAAAAGAATTTCTTGGCGATCTGGCAGAGGCTGACGTAAAATTACAAGATCTTGATATAAAGCTTCAACAATATACACAAAATCGTACCGAAGGCTTGAGAGTCAAAGCAGCAGAGATCGAGAAAACAAAAGAAGATATTAAAGAAATGGAAAAGCTCGCTAATTTTTCTAAAACCATAGAAAGCGAGATACAAAATGCACTTGTAAAAGCCAATCAGATGGTAGAAAATGTTGCGCGCATTCAAGGGGAAACCGTTCAAGCAGCAGCTAATACGACGCAAAGCACAACTACAGCGTCTGGCGAGGCTGTAAAGACTTTTGGCCGCAGCGTCGAGGCCACCGGCATAGCTGCCAAAGAAATTCTAAAACAATTTGGAGACATCAATGACAAAATTCCCTTGCTTGCTGCTGCTTTTGCAGGCGGTATTAATTTAGAAAAACCTCTCAGATTAATTAAAGATTCAGCAGCCGAGTTTGATAAATTTGACGCTTCAATTAACAGAATAATTTTAACACAAGAAGGATTTGCTAGCAATCTTGTTGCTAGTTCTGCAAATATAGAAGAATTTAAAAAGAAATTTCCTGATGCTGCTAAAGAGCTAGAGTCTCTTGGTGGTTTATTGCAGGGCGCTGGTTTAAGATCTGAAGATTTTAAAGATGTGCTCAGCAGTTTATTAGATGAAGGTGTTTTGTTTAATGCTGCTTTGGTTTCTGGTAATGAGGCTTCAACAGCTTCAACAGTAAATTTGTTTGCAGCCTTAAAACAGCTTGGTGTACCTTCAAAAACTTTAGCTGAATTGTCAACTACACTTGGCGCTGGCTTAGGATTCACAGCTCAAGAGTCGAACAATTTTACAAGAGAAATTCTTAAGCTCTCTCAAGAAACTGGCCTTGGAATCAAAGCGTTCAAAAATGCAGAATCTAGCTTAGGCATGCTCCAGGGTGAGAGCGATAATGTAGCTGAATCATTCAAGGAACTGTTGATAGTACAGGCCGCAACTGGCATTGAAACTGAAAAACTTATTAACAAATTTGGCAAATTTAAAAATGTCGATGAAGCTGCGCAAATAACTCAAAAACTTAATGCTCTCTTAGGTGATACTGTATTTGACTTTCAAGAAATAGTTGATACACCTATTGAGGATAGATTTAAAGTGCTCAGTGAGCAGCTGCGCAGCGCGAATATGGACTTCAACGATCTTGGTTTTCAAACAAGGTCTGCAATCGCAGAAATACTTGGATTTGAAGTTGGAGAAACTGCAATCCTTCTAGGCGATCGCGCCCTAGAAAATTATGGAAAAATAAGTGAAGGCGTAACTGGTCTAGCAGCAAGCAATAAGGAATTAGAAGTAATTCTTGAACAGGGTAAAGATCTTAATCAAAAGATCACCGACGGCATTCAAGAAAAAGCTATCCCCGCTGGCGTTCAGCTTAGTGATAAAATCCGCATCGCCGGAACAGACTTGAAAAACATTCTCGGATCAGCGTTTGAAATGCTTGAGGGAAAACGTGAATTCAGAGACGATCCCTTGGCTTTGTTAATGGGCGGTGTAGGCGGCGCTGAATTTTTAATGAAAAATCTTACTAAGATTGAAAAATTTGCTAAAGAACGCACCACCGCTGCGGCCACCGATCTCGTCGCGTCCCTCGCCGGTACAGCGCTATTGTCGGAAACTGAGATTGTCGAGACGGCTGGCGGAGCTATACAGGTAGTTGGCCAGACGCTCAAAGACGTCGATGACCCGACCACAGCGGCAGGTAAAGCTGCAGCATTGGTCGAAGCAGCCGACCTCTCCGGTTTCATGGGCCAGTTTGGAGAATCCTTTGTTGATGCTTTTGAAAGCATAAAAAACATCGTTAATGTCGATGTCAACGTCGATGCTGAAATCGATGGCACAAAGCTTGATGTGAAAACAAGAAATATTGCTAAAGACGTTTATGAGGAATTAAAAAAGAAAGAACAGCGCGCACAGAGTACAAGATAAGGATAAAATATGAATGAGTAAATTTTTTCAAAATGAGATCGCTGCATATGCAGGTGAAAAAATGGGTTTGCGAAATGTAAATTTTAAGAAACGCAATCTTGAAAATGGCTTAGGCGCAGAGCAAGGCACTCTATTAGAGATAATACCCATACACATAAAAAATCCACCAGTTATTCAATTCATTGCATATCTAGAGTCTATGTCAGATAATTTTAAGCTAGAAACAGAGAAGAAAACGCCTTTTGGTAGAACTGATCCTTATTATGTTTGGAAGGGCAATGACAGAACCATCATGATGACGGTAAATATAGCAAACTCTTCAGAGGATATTGCTTTAGACAATCTTAATAATATGAGTTGGCTAGCCGCATGCTTATACCCAACTTATAAAGAACGAATGTCAGCTAATTCTATAGCTGCTTCTCCTTTGTTCAGAGTTAGATACGCCAATCTTGTAGCTTCGGTGGCCGGCGGAGGCCAAGGTGTTTTATGTACATTAGGAGGCGTAGAGTATACTCACAACACAAAAGAAGGTTTCATTTCAATTGATGCGACTGGACGCTCTGCAGCTATAATAAAAAATGCTGGTTTTGATTTTGTAAATCGCTCAAGTGACAAATTGCTGGTGCCTAAATCAATATCTTTCAAGTTAGTTATAAACGTTATTAATGACCATGCAGTTGGTTGGGATTTTGAAACTGGCAATTGGCGCGGTGGACTTGCAGCTCCTGGATATCCATATGGCTTTGGCTTGACTAGAGACACTAAAGACCTACCAAATTCTGGCGGTGGTGTATCTAGCGTGAGTGGCGACGCTGCTAGTGCTGGCTCACCTGACGCTGTACCTGGGGGTGCCCAGAATGTGGTTGATGAAAAGACTGTTGACGAATTATTCGATCCAGATTCAAAATAGGATAAATTAAAATGAGATATAAAAATCAATCAATATTTATTAATGATCAAGAAGCGTACAAAACTTATTTAAAAAAGACTCGCGGCATGAAAAATATTAGACAGTTTTCAACTCCAAAAATGTTTTATCCAACTAGTTTACAAGCCAGAGATTTTGAAACTATTAAAAGAATTTGGGGAGCAGGCGATCATTATTTTAAAATGGCAGAGGAATATTATGGCGATCCAGAAATGTGGTGGGTGATAGCTTTTTTTAATCAAAAGCCTACTGAGTTTCATGTTAGCCCTGGCGATGTTATATATATACCTGTGCCCCTTGAGGCTATATTGTACAGTATAGGGTATTAAAATGAGTTCAAGAAAAGACATTACTAGTGCAGGCGGGACCGCTGACGTAAAAAGTAAGCCAAAAAATGTTAATTTACGAAATAAAAAGTTTATCACTAATGATAATAGAACTTTTGATAATTTAGAGCAGGCAATTCTAAGTCAGAATATAACAAAAGCAGCACAATTTTTTGATTCTAAAAAAGAACTATTCAATTATAAATGCTTTAGGCAAGTTAATGGTAATGGTACGCAAATAATTAACAAGCTTAAAGGCATTGACCAATTTAATGGTTTTTACAATATAAAAAATTCTGTTTTATCTTTAATGCAACCAAAAGTTAGATTATATAAAGTTGTATACGAGCAGTTTGGTACAGATGCGACAGGGCTAAATGATCCTGAAACGACATCGCCTTTGCCGTACCCAGTATTTAAAGAATTTAGGTTTGCTGATAATTTTGGTAGAGAAAATGTTGCTTCTGTGCAAGATTATTTAAATTATGAAAGCACAAAGCCATCTTTCCGAAACGTTGGAATGGAGTCTTTTGAGATATCTCACCAGGGCATAGCTAAAGCTATGGTTGACAAAAATATACAGTGCACATTAAAACTCAGCTTTAAATCTTTAAAGGACTTAGCTGCTCAGCCACCCGGCGAGCCTAGCCCTGATCAGGGAGGCCTCCGCTATTCTGATTTAATTGTGTATCCACCAAAGAAAATCGACGTCGACGCTGAATCAATCAACCCAAAACATTTTGACATAAGAGTATTCTTAGGTTATACTGCTCCAGATGCCCAGGCCCTTGACGGCCTTAACTTAAGTAGGGAAGATATTAAAGGTTTAAAATCTATAGAAAACTTAAACACTGTTTTTAGCTTAAGATTGGTAACATATGATATTGAAATTAACAATGATGGCACTGTGCTGCTTTCGATTGATTATATTGGCTCTATGGAGACAATGATTTCTGCGAATCATGTTAACGTTTTTCAAGACACAATACGCCACACTGCAGGTCGAGGCTTTATATCGCAAAGAGTCGATCCAAAATTTAATCCCTCAAAGATATTTGCACTTGAAACAATGGTTAATAATATTAACAGAGGGCTAAAAAAGAAAAGGTGTAGAGATGATACTTGCACTGCGATGAGAGCTTTTAAAAAATTACTGTTGAAAGACGAGGCTTTTTATGAATTATATACTGAAGCTGGAGGAGTTGGCACCACTAAAAGCAATAAAGGTGTTATAAGCTTAAAAAATAATGGTGATGCAGCAGTTGAGTGGATGAAAAAATCAAGAAATTCAGCTAGAATGATTGCTATAATCAGAAGAAGAATAGGAACGTTTAAAAAAGATGTATATAAAACGTTTATTGATCAGCTGATAAAAGGCAATGAACAGAGAGGCAATGAGCACCCTGAAACTAGGCTGTTTTGTGTTTCTGTGCCTCACGAGGATATATTGTCTTACATGGGCGCTATCCCAGAGTCTGAAGAAACAGAAAGTGTTGACGAAGCTTTGAGTTCTGAGGCTAAAAAGCTGGCTGATTTATCAGGTGTAAGCTATGAAGCTGCTTTGGAAGCTCTAAGCGGCGGCTCATTAGCTGTTGGGCGTGGAAAAAGTAGCATTCGTTTTGACCGCTGTAACAAGCTAGTGCAACAGGACGCATCATTAGCAAATGAATCTGCCCAAGCAGCTGTTGGCGACATCGAGGCACAAAGTGAATCAAATGACAAAAAAACCGGAGAAAAGAAAAAAGACCCCAGTCGCGTTTCAACTTTGTCGTCAGATGATGATAGTTATAAGTTTTACTATGTTTATTTCGGCGATATAATTGAGTTAGCTTGCAAAAATGCTGGCATAAAGGCAATGGATCTAATAAGCGTTGATGATCTTGGCCAAGAAGAAAGGCAAGATTTTCAACATCCAGTTTTTTCACCAGAAACTTACTATGGCCTGGGTAAAGATCAGGGTCAATTAGCGCAAGAAGCGGGTGAAGAGTATGGCTTGTCAATGGCCAAAATATTGCTTGGTCCAGTTGAGTATATTGATGCAGAAACAGGTGAAGTGAGAACAATTAACTTTGCTAAATATCCAATATCATTTAATTATTTTAGAACTTGGTTTTTTAATGAGATAACCAATAAGCAACGTAGGTTTATGCCTCTTGGTGCGTTTATAGGAAAGTGCATCAGAAATCTAATAATACCATCTATGGGTATTGGCATGCCTTCATCTATAAAGCCTAGACGCACTCAGCCGACAGTAACATCACTAACTTTGCCAGGCAAACAAACTAACCAAGCTCCAGTAAAAATTGGTAATAGGCATGTGGGCAAGATGGAAGAGATGGTTCCAAAACATCGAGAGATTAATGTTGATAGTCCAGTTTTCAAAACAACCTATTTTGATAAAGTTAGGAGCGCTATGTCAATTGACTCTGCGGTTAAAACTAGCTTTGACTATTTGTTAGTGTATGGCACTACTTCTATACATGTAGCTGAAAGAAATGGTAACCCCGTGCAAGATTTAAAAGATGGCATATACCATTTTAATATTGGCTCTGATAAAGGATTGGTAAAAACTTTAAAGTTCAATAGAATTGACGTGCCATCAATAAAATCTCAAAGGTTTCAAGAATCTTTAGATGACGGCAAAGATAGTTTGGAGCAATTAAGACAGCCATTTAATACTACTGTAGAATTAATTGGCTGCTCAATGTTTGCACCCGGCATGTTGTTTTATGCTAATCCATCATTTTCAGGCTTAGGAAATTTTGAAGATGCTAGATCAATATCGTATCAACTAAGTCTTGGTGGTTATCATTACATAAAAAAAGTTACCAGCACAATATCTAGAGGTGTATATAAAACGGTTTTAGAGGGCCAGCAAACCACCCAAGGCAATCCTGGAGCACAAAGATAGTGGCAAAGAATGTTACAGAAGCCATATTCAATTCTAGAGTTAATCTATATGAAGATTTTCCCCAGATAAATGGCATAAAATATTTTGATTTGCAAAGAAAGCACAGACACTATGGTCGTATTGACTTAGATGGCGACGCAGTAATCCTTGATGTAGAAAGCAATATAAAGCAAATATTCAGTGGCCCTACAGCAGGTGATCAATTTGCAATAAATTTTGTGTCTGATGCATTTTCTGCAATGAGAAGAAATGTTCTAAAAGTGAAAAATTCTAATTTTATGATTAATAACGGGTATTTTCCCTCTAACTTGTTAGTAAAAAAATCACAGACTTTTGATGATCTTATAGCATCATATAACTCTTACTTGAATAACATATATACAAACTTTGTTAATAATTACTTATCTATAGACCGCCGCGCTGAGAAAATAAAGAACTATCAAGACTTTGTGGTTAGCTTCATGGAATATATGCTTCCTAACTTAAAGTATTTTCCTATAACTAAAACCGGTTTTATAACATCTATTCATTGCAGTCCTTTTGTTAGTGGGTTGATGTTTGAAATTGCTGATGAAACTCACGGTTTAGGCAACGATCAGAAAATACTTAATTATGCTGTCGATGATTTTACTAATTTTCGTTTTTATGCAAAAGAATTAAAAAAGTTTGGCTTCTTGATGGATAGAAACGCACCATGGCGCTTTGTCTTTAATTTAGCATCAGGTATGACTAGCTTCCGAAAAGACCAAGAGGACATTCGCGGCGCTCAAATATTTATGTCTCAATATGGTGTCAATTACGACAATGTATTCCCATTTTACTTTCGCAAGGCACATCGTGAAGAGTTAGTAAATATGAAAAATCAACTTCAAAGCTTATATCAGTCATTTTACTTACAATTTCCAACTTTTGAGCAGGCTAAATTTACAGTTAGCGACTCACAAAGGTGTAACGCGCTCAAATACTCTACAGAAAGAAGCAATAGGCCATCGATCGATCAAACTTTCATACCAGAAAAGCAGCATGATGAAATGATATTGAAAGTTATATTAAAGGCTAGACTGAAAGAAGCCGGCATTGATCATAGTTCAATCGAGTTTGGCACTTTTACTAAAGAAATGCTATCGAATAAACGCTTGTTTAGCACAGAGGCTGCATTAAATTATATAAATGACTTGACAAAAGGCTTCCTTGTTACTAAATTTAATGTAAAGGGTGATTATTGGTATGGTAAGTCGGCTGCAGAATATGAAGATATTAAAAAAGTTTCCTATGAAAATGCAGCAGATGCGTTTGACAGTCCTATGCAAATTAAAGGCTCTAAGAATATTCAATAAAGGGGCTGCGTGACTTTTCAACTTATGGATACTAAACATGAGTGTATTGCTGTCTATAAGGATGGTAAGATACATTCTGATATTGATTCTGTAGATCTTGATAGAACTTGGAGCCCTTCGGCAAACTTACCCAACGCACAAGCACAGTATGCTAGTATCTACGCTCTTGGTAAAGGTTTGGATAAGGTTTGTCCAGAGAACCTGCAAGACAGGTGGATTAAGTGCAGTAACAAGGCACAAGCATTTTTTAAGTCTTTTCATAACGCAAAAGTAGATTTAAACGATGTTTGTTTCTATGATTTGGTGCCTAAAAAATTTTTATTGGATTACTATGGTATCAAAAGTGATATTACCGATTATGTATTTGAGAACTTTGAAAAACCTCAAAATTACGATTTTCTCGTAAGCTTACATTTGTTAACACAAAAAATTAAAAAACAGCCTCTAAAAATAAACATTAAAAACTTAAAGTTTAGCGACTCTAAGGTTCGCAACAGCTTAAGTAAAGTAAAGCATGCTAGCCGTTTTATAGATTACAATATGTGGGGGACAGTGACCGGTCGTTTGGCTACCAATCCAAGCAGTTTTCCTATCTTGACACTTAACAAGGAACTTCGTGGCTGTATTGAGCCTAATAACGACTGCTTTGTTGAGCTAGATTTCAACTCTGCTGAATTAAGGGTTTTATTGGCCCTTTTAGGGCAGGAGCAGCCCAAAGAAGACATTCACTCCTGGATCGCACGTAACGTGTTTATGGGCAAGTATACTAGGGCTGAGAGCAAAGTCAAGACATTTGCTTGGCTATACAACCCAAAGGCTCGCAATAAGAAACTAAACGAGAAGTTTGACAGAGATAGTCTGCTAGAAAAGCATTACGACGTTGAGACGATCACAACTCCTTTTGGCCGCTCAATCAGCTGCACCAAAGATAAAGCGCTTAACTACTTAATACAAAGTACAACAAGCGATATGTTCTTAACAAATGCCTTTAAAATTGATACAATATTAAGAAATAGAAAGTCGTATATTGCTTTTTGCATTCACGACAGTCTAGTGTTGGATTTTTCAAAAGAAGATAAAGATCTTCTCAACTCTATTATCAAAGAGTTTTCAGGCACCAAGTTTGGTGAGTTTAGGTCCAACCTAGGTTTAGGCAAGAACTTTGGCGATATGAGAGAAATAAAATGAACATTGTTGGTTTAGGAAACGCTGGTTGTCAAATAGCAAAAAACTTTGATGAGTATGGGATGTATAAGACATTTTGTATTGATACTGAGAACAAAGATTACAAAAACTACGTAGCTATAAAACCGCAATCTTCGCATGAGGATTATGAATCAAAATATAAGCGACTCGCACTAGCAAAATGCAAAGGTGACACCATGTTTATATTGTCTGGCGCTGGTGATGTGAGCGGCGCTGCCCTGCGTGTGCTTGACCAACTAAAAACAAACAATATTGAAATTGTATATGTAAAGCCAGATATTGGACAGCTCTCAGAAGAACAAATATTAAAGGAAAGACTTTGTTTCGGAGTGCTGCAACAATACACTCGTTCTGCTCTTTTTAGTAATATGTTTATTATTGATAATGTGTGTGTAGAACAAGTGCTAGGCTCTGTGTCCTTAAAAAACTATTGGAAAGACATTAATAACGTAATATCCAGCACAATTCATATGTCTAACGTTTTTAAGCACACAGAGCCGCTTTTAACAACCATGTCACGCAAGAGAGAAACTGTGCGGATAGGAACTTATGGTGTTGTAAATAGTGAGACTGGAAAAGAAAAGTTATTTTATGACTTGCAGAATACTAGACTAAAAAGTTACTTTTATAGCTTAACAGAAGATGCGCTTGATAAGAAAGATTCTCTTTCTAATATTAGGTTGTTTGTGGAGCAGCAAAAGCAAGATAAATTAGATGTGTGTTTTTCTATTTTTCCAACCTCTTACAATAAAGATTATGTGTATTCTCAGCACTTTGCGTCTTTCATTCAAGAACAAACCATGATTTAGTTTACCCTCTGTATAGGGTGCTTATATTATATGAGAGCCAGTCAGAAGATTTGCTGGCTGGACTATAGCTTAAAGCAAAAAGGAGTTTATAATGGCTATTAATTTAGATAAAATGAAGGCAAAACTTGATGCCTTAGAGAATGGTGGTAAACAAAAGAATAATGTTTTTTGGCGTCCAGAAGATGGCGAGCAAACAGTTCGTATTGTTCCAACCGCTGATGGTGATCCTTTCAAAGAGTACTGGTTTCACTATAACCTTGGCAAGAACGCAGGTTTCTTGAGTCCAAAGAAAAACTTTGGGGAGGATGATCCACTTAATGATTTCGTCCGCCAGCTTTACAATGAGGGTTCTGATGAGTCTATTAAGATGGCGAAAAACCTTTCTGCACGCCAGCGCTTCTTCGCGCCAGTTGTTGTGCGAGGAGAGGAGGACAAAGGTGTTCGCCTTTGGGGCTTTGGCAAGATGGCATACAAAGAGCTGCTTAATCTTGTGCTAAATCCAGAGTATGGCGACATCACCGATGTCAACGAGGGCACTGACCTTGTAATTCAGTATGGAAAGCCTGCAGGTGCTCAGTTCCCGCAGACTAGCATTACACCTCGTCGTCGTTCTAGCGCGCTAGCTGATGATGAAAATGCAATTGCTGGATTTTTAGATCAAATTCCTAATTTTGATGACGTTTTCGAACGAAAGACCCCTGAGCAAGTACAAGTCATGCTTGATGAATTCTTGCTCACTGAGAGCGATGCAGAAGATGTCTCTTCTGAAAGTAATCGCTATAGCAGTGACAAGCCGCAATCATCTATTGATAAGGCTTTCTCGGACTTACTCTAAGTTCCTCCACCGCAGGGGGGCCTGGGTTTACAGAGGCCCCATTTTACTAAAAAAGGATTTTATTATGTATTTTATGAAGAATTTGATGATTTTTACGGTTTGTTTAGCAATTGTGATCGCTTGTAACGCTACACCTGGTACTATTACTGAGGCGAACACTACCACTACAACTAATGTAGAGGCTAGTACTGTCAGCAATACTGCTGCTACGACTGGCACAACAGCCACAACGGAGGGCGCAACTTCTAATAGCGCTTGTGACTGCTCTGCTTGCCCCGGCACAATTGGTAATATTGATAACACAACCACAACAGGTACAACTACCACAACTACTGGTACGTCTAATACTACTAATACAGTGACAGGCACAACCAATACAACTGGTACAACTGCCACAACAACAAACTAAACCTCCTTGTTTGTTATACCGCAGGGAGGCACGGGTTACAGGTGTCTCACATTCACAAAGAGAGGTTTAAATGGCTAGAAAACAAGCAAAGAAACTTGGCAGATTAAATCTTGCCGAGATGAGAAATTTAATTAATAAAAAAGTGGGCATGGAAGTTGCTCATGATCTTTCCAACGATAATCCAACAGAGGTTAAGGAATGGATTTCTACCGGTTCAAGATGGCTTGATTCGGTTATTTGTCGTGGTAGATTGGCTGGTGTGCCGGTTGGCAAGATTGTAGAAATCGCTGGCCTTGAAGGATCTGGTAAATCTTACATGGCAGCGCAGGTCGCTGCAAATGCTCAGAAGATGGGCATTGATGTTATTTATTTTGACTCAGAGTCCGCTATCGACCCTGAGTTTTTGGCTCGTGCTGGTTGTGACTTAAATACATTGTTGTACGTACAAGCACAATCTGTTGAGTTTGTTTTGGAGACTATTGAGGAGTTGTTGGGTTCTAATGAAAATCGTATGCTTTTCATTTGGGATAGCTTGGCTTTGACGCCTTCTATTAGCGACTTGGATGGCGACTTCAATCCTCAATCCTCTATGGCTGTTAAGCCGCGTATTCTTGCAAAGGGTATGTCGAAACTAACTGTGCCTATTGCTAACTCACAGTCAACATTCTTGGTGCTTAATCAGTTAAAAACTAACATCACTAGTAATGTAGCAGAGGCCATGACAACACCATATGTTACACCGGGCGGTAAGGCGATGCACTATGCTTACTCGCTACGCATTTGGCTTACAAAGCGCAAGGCAAAAGCTGCTTTCATTATGGATGATAATGGCTTCCGTGTTGGCTCTGAGGTTAAGGTCACTCTTAAGAAAAGTCGTTTTGGCACAGAGGGCAGACAATGCACCTTTAAGATTTTGTGGGGTGGTGATGTTGGCATCCAAGATGAAGAGAGTTGGTTTGAGGCTGTAAAAGTTTCTGACAACGTTAAACAAGCAGGTGCTTGGTACAATCTACTTTATGAAGATGGTACATCAGAGAAGTTTCAAGCTTCAAAGTGGAAAGAGAAATTACAAAGTGATAAGTTCCGCGCTAGAATTTTACAAATTATGGATGACGAAATTATTATGCGCTTTGAGAAGAAAGAAGGCAAAGCCGACGATTTTTATGATATTGACACAGAAGAATAAGTTGTTATATTAATATAGAAATGTCTGCTAACTAGACTAATTACCATATGGAGATCTCTTTATGGACGACCTAAAATCTCTGATAAAA